TTGATATAAACGGTTCTGAAGAAAGAGCGTTAGCGGGAATTCCATCTGGAGCTATTAAATTTTCAGACTTTCTAGGAAAATCCTCCTTTAGTGTAACCTATCAAGGAATTTTCTCCACAAGTATGATTGGCTTAACAAATATAACGGTCTCAGGTGCAACTTTTGGTACGGCAAGTTCTAGCAGACGCATGTTTGCGGCCATTCATGCAATTGGTGGCGCTGGTGCTGCAAGAACTTTAAGCAGTGCGAGTATTGGAGGTGTTGGGGCTACAATCCATGCAAACATCAGTGACCATTTCGGCGCTGGAACCGCCACTTGGAATTTAGCTATTATCAGCGCATTGGTTCCTTCTGGTAGTTCAGGTAATATTGTTTTAAACTACCCAGCAAGCTGGACTAGTGGAACTGTATATGTTGCCATGACTAATGCAATTGGTTTAGTAGGAAATACGGCTAACGACACTGCTTCCAATTTTCCTCCAAGTGGAGGTGCTTCTGCAAGTACGACGATTTCTGTACCGGCCAATGGTGTCCTTATCGCCTGTGGACTGCAGGAGTTAGCCACAGATATCACGATGAGTGCGCCTACGCCCGTTACCTATGACACTACAGACTATTGTGGGGCTATTTTGTCCGGACAGTCTTCAAATGGGTTAAGATCACTAGCTCTCACTTCTTCTGGGGGTTCAACACCTTCTTGCGCAATCGCAGGCGTAACATGGGTTGGACAATAATTTATAAGGAATATTAAATGAGAACGTTAAATAACGCGACTCTCGACCTCATTAAGTCTTTTGAAGGTTGTAGACTGAAAGCTTATAAAGACTCAGTTGGTGTCTGGACTATCGGATATGGTCATACTTCTGCCGCTGGTGGACTACAGGTTAGTTCTGGTTTGACTATTACTCAGGCTCAGGCAGATACTCTTTTAGAAAAAGACCTTATTAAATATCAGTCTTATGTAGAAGCAGCTATCAAAGTGCCTGTTAATGACAATCAGTATGGGGCTATGGTTTCATTATGTTACAACATTGGTCCTGGTAATTTCGCTAAGAGCACTGTAGTCAAAAAAACTAACGCTAGTGACTGGAAGGGTGCAGCAGCCGCATTTTCCATGTGGAATAAAGCAGGTGGTAAGGTTCTTGCTGGTTTAACTAGACGTAGGGCGGATGAAGCCAAACTGTATTTAAAGCCCTCTGAGAAGGTTTCTACTCTTGAGGTATCTGTACCGCAGAAATCTACTGAAACCCCTGTAGCGCCTTCTGTGGCCGATACAAAGCCTACTGAGAAGACTTCGTGGCTTTCTGCATTGATTAATCTCGCAATGGTACTCTTTAATGGAAAGGCAGGACGCTAATGCCAAAAGGACAAGCCCCTTATAATAAAGACTCTAATACTCGTGATCCCGATGACAATCATTCTTTCGATGCCCCAATGACTGCTAACGATGGCACGAGACTTATGACGCGAAAGACTTCTATGGGATCACAAAGGGTTCGCGAAAGTTCTAAGCCACCAAAAGACCAAGTTACCCCCGGTAAATGGAACTCTAAAGATTGTATTGATGGTAAAATGCCATGAGAGATTGGATAGCAGAAAGATATAAGGCATTCGTGCCTCTGATTATGGTTGGTATCTATTTAATCAATCAGCACTATGGTTGGGAACTTCCGTTGACTAACGATGATGTCGTAGCACTCCTTGGTGTTATAATCTCTATTGGAGTTCACGCAGTTCCTAACAAACGGAGAGACTAAATGTGGAGTGCAATAGCTAGTTTACTCGGTGGGTTCTTCTCTGGACCTCTAAAACAAATTTCTAATGATCTTAAAGAAGCCTACCAGTCCAAGCTAGCTGCTGCTAACGACGCAGAAAGGATTGCCGCTGATGAACGAATTAATACTCTTGAAGCTAGGAAGTCAATCATCCTGGCTGCTCAATCAGACCCTTTGGAAAGATTGGTCCGTATTGGTTTTGCTTTACCTTTCGTCATTTATAATGCAAAACTCCTAATCTGGGATAAAGTCTTAGGTTTTGGTATCACGGATGGACTTTCACCTGAACTCACACAGTTAATGTGGATTGTAGTTGGTGGCTATTTCTTAGATACAACTGTGAAAAGGATATTTAAAAGATGACAGAGGAACCTGATTTCAAGGATGACGAACTCATCAACATTAAACTTCCCCGTTCACAATATGAACTATTAAAAACAATGATCAAAAGAGAAGAAGCGAATTTGTGGCTTACTAATGCATTAAAGAATAGCTGGATTTGGATTGTTGGTGGTGGAGTCTTGACTATTTGGCTTCTATTTGATAAATTTAATGGAGTTAAATAATGTCTCAAGGTGATACTCCTAACTCTCATGATGTGACTGGTGGAACTAATGGAAGTCTAGTTAATCCCCCTGTGACACCCACTCCGACCCCAACACCAACGCCTACACCTACTCCAACCACTCCTACTGCTGCTACCGCAGATAACGCTACTAGTATTGTAGCAGGTCAGCCAGTAGCTGGTTCAGGACAGATCAATGTTACAGACTATGCTTCTCAAGTTGCACTTGATCCTAGTCTTGCGTTAGCAAAGGATGATCCTAATACCTCTCAGAATGAGAGCGAATACTTACAGGATCACGTTCAAAATATTGATCCTAACGCGGCTGGTACTAATGTTACTGCCCCAACTCAAGGAGCTACACAGGAAGGTCAGACCACTCAGGCTCAAACTGCCCAACAGGCTCAGGTTGATCCTAGAGACGCTACAACTTATGACGCTGCTACTTCCCAACAGAATGTTGAAGAAAATGGACAGGCAACTGCACAGCAGGGTCAAGTAGATCAAAGTCATTTAGTTGATGCCCCTCAGGAAGATGTTCAGGCCATGGCTAATGGTCAGGGTCCTGTAGGTCAAGCACTTAACGATTATGCTAAGCAGAACCTTTCTAACATCATTGACACTAGTACTCCTAGTGGTAAAGCTCTCGCAGAAGCTCTTGGTGATGGCAACTATGTTGACTCCAAGGCTACTCTTAAGGGTAGCCTTGGAGTCAACATAGTTGCCATCGTAGATGCTAATGGTAATCCTAAGATACCCGGATGGGCTGCTGGTACTGCTAGAAACGTTTCTAAGATTGCTGCTTTCAAAGGTATGTCTGGTACTGCTGCTACTGCAGCGATGGCTCAGGCTATCATGGAAGCTTCTATTCCTGTTGCTCAACAGGATGCTTCATTCTTTCAAACTCTTACTCTTAAGAACTTAGATAACAAACAACAGGCTACTATAAACAAAGCCAATGTGTTAGCTAACTTCGAAATGACTAACTTAGACAACAGAATGACTGCTGCTGTTGAGAACTCTAAAGCATTCCTTCAGATGGATATGCAGAACCTAGACAATAAACAGCAAGCAGAAATGCTTAATACTCAGTCTAGAGTTCAGTCTATTCTTGAGGACAGCAAACAGGAAAACGCTTCTAGGCTTTTCGCTGCACAATCCCAGCAGGATATGGATAAGTTCTACGATAGTTTAAATGCTTCTATTGGTCAGTTTAATACTTCTCAGTTGAATACCATGTCTCAGTTTAATGCTGGACAGTCAAACGATATGTCTAAGTTTAATGCTGACTTAGAAAATAACAGAGATCAGTTTTATAAGACCATGCAGTACAACGTAGATACTGCTAATGCTAAATGGCGTCAAACGGTTACTCTTCAGGACAATGCAAACCAGTTTGAAGCTGCTGCTACTGATGTTAAAACTATGACTACTATTTCTCAAGAGCAGTTAAATCAGATTTGGGATCGTTCAGATGCCCTTCTTGATTACGCTTGGAAGTCTGCAGAGAATGAAGCAGATCGTAAGGCTCAGATGACTATGGCTAAGTTTCAAGCTAATGCTGCTAATAAGGCAGCTAATTCAGCTGGAATTGGTGCCATTGCTGGTAGTATCGCAGGTAAAGCTGCAGGCTCATTACTCGATTGGGCATTTGGTTAAAAGGAATTAAGATGGGTGTTACATTCGA